CGTGGAAGATAAAATCAGCGCAGAATACGCACGTTTGAAGGCTTTGTTTCAAAACGTGGAGCCAACCAAAGCCGAACTGGTCGATGACCTTATACTGAAGGCCGCTTTCCTTAAAGTTGAGCTCACAGGCATCGAAGATAAAGTGAAAAGATATGGATCCGTTGAAAGGTCTAGTAAAGGGAATGTGCGTCAGTCGCTTTACTATAAGACTTATCTTCAAAGCCTTTCGGTGTACCAAAGCATAATCAGGACCTTGAATGCCATCATAGGGAAAGACAACATCGACGAGGATGACGAATTCGATGAGTTCATTAGCGAGTCCAATGAGTAACTATCTTCTTGAATACTACGAAAAAGCCAAGAACAGGGAAATCATCATAGGCCAGGAATTGATGGCGGTTATTGAGGGGCTTGTAAAAGACCTCTCTGATCCCAGATACGTTTATGACGAAAAGCCCGGAAACCTGAGAATTGATTTCATTGAGAAGTTCTGCAGGCATACGAAGTCGCCGTTTAACGGGAAGCCCTTTATTCTTGAGCTTTGGGAAAAGACGATTCTTCAGGTCGCCTATGGCTTTAAGTTCAAGGCAACAGGCCTAAGAAGGTTCAACGAGGTGGTGCTTCTTGTTGCTAGAAAAAACGGCAAGACGACATTCGTGGCCGGAATCGATCTGGCCGAGTTTTTCCTGTCGCGCGGCGGAGTGGACATTGTTTGCGCCTCAAACACCAACGATCAGGCATCGATCCTATTTGATGAAATCAACAACATGAGGGAACAGTCTCGTGCCCTTTCAAAGCCAAGCAGAAGTAGAAAGAACATCTACCATATCTACTCTCCAAAGACCAAAAATAAGATCAAGAAGCTATCCGCCCAGTCGAGGAACCTTGATGGATACAACATCGAGGTCGGGTGCATCGACGAGGTCCACCAGATGACTGATTCGAAAGTCTATGACGCAATAAAACAATCCCAGTCGACCAAGAAGCAGCCGCTTATCTTCATCATTACCACAGAAGGAAATGTGGTGGGAGGGTTCCTTGAAAAGAAGCTCGAATATTGCAGAAAGATAATCAAAGGCGAAATCAATGACGAAAGATTGCTGCCTTGGCTTTATACGCAAGATTCCGAAAAGGAAATCTATTCAAGTGAGCAGTCGTGGCAAAAGTCAAATCCATCTCTAGGGACTGTGAAGATGAATTCCTACCTAGAGGACATTATGAACAAAGCAAAAAACGATCTTTCAACAAGACTGACAATGCTTTGCAAGGACTTCAACATCAAACAGTTAGAAAGTGGCTCGTGGCTTACTTTCGATGATTTAAACAATGAGGAAAAGTATGAACTTAAAGATTTGTCTGACAACTATGCAATAGGCGGAGTTGATTTATCGTCAACTACTGACCTTACCGCAGCTGTTCTTGTTTTGATAAAGAACGGAAAAAAGTATGTGATCCCGCATTTCTTTATGCCAAGCGAGGTTATCGAAAAAAGAAAAGAAGAGGACAACGTCCCATATGACATCTGGGTCAAAAGAGGGCTTCTGACCTTGACGGAAGGGAGCCAAAACGACTTTACCAAGGTGACAGAGTGGTTCAAGGACATGGTTTATGACTATGGAGTCAGGCCTCTCTGGGTTGGGTATGACCCATGGAACTCAAGGTACTGGGTCAACGAGATGAAAGACTCAGGGTTTGATATGGAAGAAGTAAGGCAAGGCGTCTTCTCTTTATCTGAACCGATGAAGCAGCTTGAAGCTGATTTGAAGAATCGCATCGTCATTTACGATGACAACCCAATTCTTAAATGGTGCCTTGCAAACACTCAGGCAAAGGTCGATGTAAACGGGAATATTCAGCCTTGCAAACTGAATTCAAAGTACAAGCGAATCGACGGCGCGGTTGCACTGATCATCGCCTATACGATTTTAAACAGACACAAGATCGAATACGAAAACATGATGAGTTAGGAGGTATTTATGGGACTATTCAAACGAAAAAAGAAAACCCAAGAGCCTGTTCAGGCGTTCCAGTTGCTTAATGATATAAAGCTTCCATTAGTGCCTTTCGGAAGCAATATCACCAACAGTGATGTCGTGACGATCTGCATAGACAGGGTTGCATCAGCTTGCGGAAAGCTGAAGATGCGACACGTTAAAAAAGATGAGAAAGGACAGCAAACCGAAAAGACCGGCGACTTGGCTTTCGCGTTGAAGTTTAAGCCAAATGAAATAATGACTCCTTATCAATTCTTGTATAAGGTTGTGACTTTGCTCTTGCTTAATGATAACTGCTTCATTTATCCGCTTTACGATAAATCGGATTATCACTTGGTGGGTCTTTACCCATTGAATCCTACCATCGTTGAACCAGTTGAGTTCAGCGACGGCTCCCTTTATCTGAAGTTCTATTTTCAAACGGGGAATTCCTATTTAATTCCATACGAGAACGTGATCCACATAAAGAGGTTTTATGGGAAGGACGAGATCTTTGGAGGAAACTCAAGCAGCGGAAGCCATGAGGCGATCCTGAAGACGCTTAAAATAAACGACGCCTTGCTTCAGGGTATTGAAGGTGCTGTTTATTCATCGTTTCAGATTAAAGGGCTCTTAAAGATAAACGGAATGCTCAAAGAAACGGATAAGCAGAAACAGGTCGATGAGTTCAACAGACTCATCAAAACGGCTTTGAAGGCTGATTCTTCTGTCATTCCGATTGATGGCAAAGCTGATTATGTCCCGCTTTCAGTTGATCCAAAGCTAGTGGATGAGAAGACACTTTCATTCATTCAAAGCAAAATCCTAGATTACTTTGGAGTAAGTCCTGAGATTTTTGCTAACAGCTATGATGAAAATCAGTTCAATGCCTTTTATGAGGCAACGATAGAACCTATCGCAATTCAGCTGAGCGAGGCTTTTTCTTTAGGACTGTTGACGGAGGGTCAGCTTCAAAGAGGAGAGGAAGTCATCTTCTTTTCTGAGAGGCTTCAGTATGCCTCCTGGAATACAAAAGTTGGTGCAATTGAAAAGCTCATGGGGCTTGGAATCATGTCGCTTAATGAATCCAGGTCTTTATTAGGCTTGGAGCCAGTAGAAGGCGGGGACAAGAGATTACAGTCTCTGAATTATGTCGATGCATCTAAGGCGAACAAATATCAAGTGAACGAAGACGAAAATTCATCAAAGGAGGACACGGAAGATGAACAATAAAGAAACAAGACTTGCCGAGGTTAGATTTGAAGAAACCGAAGGCAAAATGATCCTCGAGGGATACGCAATAGTATTCAATCAGGAAACATTGATCGGCGATGAGGAAAGAGGATTCAGGGAAATCGTAACTCCAGAGGCACTCGCCAACACGCAGATGAGGGATGTCCCGCTCAAGTACAACCACATGGACTCCTTCTTGATTCTGGCTAGGACAAAGAATAAGTCTTTGACTCTTAGCATAGACGAACATGGTTTAAAGGTTCACGCAGAACTGTTGGATACACACTCAAATGAGGACGTGTACAAGATGGTCCGCGCCGGGCTTTTAGATAAGATGAGTTTTGCCTTCACTGTTGCAAAACAAAGCTGGGATAGAAGCGCTAAGGTTCCACTAAGAAAAATCGAAAGCATCGATCGACTTTACGATGTTTCAGTGGTGGACCTCCCCGCTTATGACGGGACTTCTATCTACTCACGCTCTTTAGATTTGGTGGATGCCGAACTAAAGGCTATGGATGTAGCTAAACGTGAAAAGGAAGCAGAGCTTATCAGAAACAAGATCAACATTAAAACAAGGATATAGGAGGAAAAATTATCATGAATTTAATGAAACGAAAAGAAGAGATCGAGGCCAGATTGGCTGAGATCAGAACATCCTCGACTGACGAAAAGGATGTGGACAAATTAGCTGCATTCGAAAGGGAATGCGATTCTCTCCAAGAGGAAAGAACGATGATCGAGAAGAAGATGAACATTGCTTCAAAGAGCGAAGTGAAGCCCCTTCAAATCATCGAAACAAAAGGGATGACCACTGAGGAACTTGAGAAACGCGGCAAGGATATCAAAGAAGGTAGAACCATTACTGTTGCCAGTGATGAAATCTTGCTTCCTGAACATACCGCCAACGAAATCTCACCTGTTCCATTTAGCGAAGTGTCTACATTAGTAGACAAGGTCAATGTCGTCAACTTAAACGGCGGTGAAACCTATAAGAAGAGCTTTGTTAAGTCTAGCGGGGATGCCGGATTAACCCTAGAAGGGGCTGCCTATACCGAAACAGAGCCTAAATTCGGTTATTTGACTATTACCAAAGTCAAGATCACTGCTTATACCGAAATTACTGAGGAACTTGAGAAGTTGCCAGCTCTCCCTTATCAGGCG